ATATCTCCAACACCTTCTCCACCAAGTAAAACACCTGTACCAAGTTCTGTAGATCCTGTAGCTCCTGGAAACTTTTTAGCTCCTCTAGCCATTAAACCTTGTAACCCTGAACCTGATGTTCCTGTTCCTAAACCTGTACCTGAAGATCCTAAAGCTTTTTGATAACCCATTTTAGCACCTGATGCTGCACGAGCTGCTCTAATACCTTTAAGAGTTCTGTAACCTTTAGCCGCTGCGGGACCTACTCTTGCAAGAGTAGCGCCTATTCCCATCAATGCTGGTGGAATAAATAAAGGCATGTGTTATCTCCTATTTGCCATGTTATAGGCAGCATATGCACCTATTCCTGTACCTGCTGCTTGCGCTAATGGATTAGTTCCTGGTGCCGTGGTCGCTGTAACGGCAGACTGTGATGTTGGCATATTAGTCATGATTCCTTTTAAGAACTCTAGTCTTTGGTAAGGCTCATAAGATTGTGCCATTGTACTTGCTCTTGATGCATCTAATGCTTGCTGTCCTAACTGTTGTTGTACTCCACCGGCTTGTAATAGACTAGCAATATCTGCTTGTTGCATTGCTTGTTGTTGACCACCTAAAGCTCCTAATAATTGACCTGCTTGTTGTTGTAAACCTTGTTGTTGCATCCCTGCACCTAGCGCAGTGTTAAATCCTCCAGCCATTGATTGACCAATGTTTGCTTGAGTTGCTCTTTGTAATTCTGCTTGTTGCACACCTTCCCGGCCTCCACCAAACGCTCCTGCATTAACTGCATTAGCTGATAATTGATTTTGTGCCATTTGACCTTGTCTACTAATTTCATCTGTCACGTATGATTGATAAGGATTTAAAAATTGATTAATGTTAGGTCCTGCTGTTGATTGTAGTACTGAACCTATTCCTGCAGCTGTAGTGGGTGCTCCAACACCTGTTGTACCTGCTTGTTGAAAACCTGTTTGTTGTAAACCACTAGGTCCTGCAACTTGAAAACCTGGAATACCTACCGGAGTAGATGCAAGTTTTGCTGCCTGGTCATAAAGAGCAAGCTTTCTGCTTTCTACTTCTGGTGCTTCTCTAGCTATTGATACTTGTGTCCCTGAAGAGGATCCACCGCCACCGCCGCCGCCAAACATAAAACTCATATTATTTTAACTCCTTTGTGTATAAATATCTTTTTACTTGCCATTGTTTACCTTTTAAAAACTGTTGCCAACCCGGTCTTGCATGCACTGCTATCTTTTTGCAACCTTCTGATATCGCTAAATCCTCTATAGTGTCTGCAGCTTCGTCTTGCCATAGTTCTCTTTTTTCTCCTTTTAACAAAATAACTTCACACTGTTTATAGTTTGGAAGTATCATTATTCTTGTTACAAATACTCCAAACACTTTGTATCGTATTCCGTCATCAGAACCAAACATTGTAAACAATTGAAAGGCTCCTTCTTTAATTCCTTCTTTAAGATCTTCAATACTCATGGGTTCACCATCGTGTTTAAGACCCTCTCTTAACATAAACTCCACAAGTGACCAATACTCGTCAAGTTTCGTAGCGTCGATGTGTAGTACACCGACTTGTTTTTTAATTTGTTTCTTTTCTAGACGCATCTAATAAATCAAAAATTCTTTTAAATTTAGCTTGTTGTCCATAAAAAAACGCAGCACCTTTTTTACGCATATCTTTATAGCTTTTTGGATCGCCGCCTTCCATAATACCTGCACCTAATATTGCATCTGCTCTTGATACAAATTCCCCATCTGCTAGCTGAGCTAACATAGTGTCTTCATCTTTATCACCATTACCTGAACCGTCTTCTACATAACCCATTGCTCTAGTGTAGTTGTTTGTATCGTTCTTGTCATGATCTGTCATAGAAGGTAAGTAATTTATACCACCTTTATTAAATTTTTTTATTTCTGCAATTCCACCTTTATTAAAACTATACAAAGAATCAGCACCTCCACCATAATCATATGGAGATTGAGTTTGATTAACCCCTGCAGCATCTGCTTCATAATCATAAGTGTTTAAAATATCTTCTAATTGTTTATCAGCTTTTACTTTAGCTTCAGCGTAATCTTCAGGTTTAGTACCTTCAGGCATTTCTGCCGGCTCATCTTCACCAGCTAATAATGTTGTTAGTCCCGCGCCTATTCCTAATTGTGCTCCTGTACCTAGACTCATAAATCCAGAACCTTTTGCAGCATCTGTTGCTGCCTTGCCTGATAAGTTTGCAGCTTCAATTTGTTCTGCTGTTAAAGCTTTTTCTCCTAATAAATTTGAAATACCACTACCTGCAGTAGTTTGTCCAAATTGTTGAGTTAACGGCATATTTATAAGTTGACCCGCAGGACCAGTGGTTTGTCCTATGAACTGACCTGTCATACCCGGCAATGATGTTTGGCCAAACGCCTGCATTCCAGGTACTCCCGCCATACCACCTAATTGACCTAAACCACCTGCTATTGCAGCGTCTCTTAATGATCTTTTTGTAGATTTGCCTCTAAGCTTTTGAACGCCGAAAGTTGCTAGTGCTATTGTAAATGGATCCATAATAATTTTTTACAGTTATTATGTTATTTTAACTTATATAAGACTATTCTTCAATATCACCCAACTTTTGCAAGTCATCCATAAACTTACCTGTATAATGGTATTCACCAACATGGCTTATTTCTTCGTTTATAAGAGCATGTATTCTACCACCCATTGAAGTCCATAATTTACAAAAATAGAAGTCTTCCCCAGTGTAGGTTTTATCTTTCGGGCTATAGTATGAATCAAAAAAATTATAATAATGAGGTCTCTCTACTAGCTCTCCATTGACCATAGTCTTTTGAACAATGTTAAGGTTATCATATTCTTTTTCTAACTGTTCAAACACAGTTCTTTTAATCATCATCATACCTGTAGGTCCTCTTGTCACTTCTATATAACCATCTTTAGGTGAAAGGTTATTAGGATCTTTAACAGTTAGAGGATATACATGACCCATCGTATTAGGTAAATCATCAGGTCTTGCAATTAAATCAGTTCTAAACTTTTCGTAATTAACTGTTTTCATAGGATAAGGTATTAAAGAAACATCATAAGGCGAGTTGAACAATCTTAATACTGACCGAGTGCTAAAATCCATATCACTGTCTATAAAAATCATTCTATCTGCATCTGAATTCATAAAACCAGAAGCACACAGGTTTCTGCCTTGAGTAACTAAAGATGATTTCATCAATTGAAAAGTAATTTTTATTTTATTTAAAATACATTCTTTTTGTAAATTTAAACAAGCTTTAGCAAAATGTATTGAAACATCAGAATGCACTGGTGTACATACCATTAAATGGTTATTTTTGTTCTCGTTTGACAGTGAGCGCTCCTTTTAAAAAGTTAGTCCAAAATTTACCTATTATTTTCCAATCATAGAATCTTTGGAAGTATTCTTGTTGATATTTTAGTCCCCAGGATAAATCTGTTTTTAGCATTTCTTTACATTGTAAAACACATTCAGCTAATTGAATTGCTAGTTTTGCTTTGTCGGGTGTATAAGGAATGTAAATTGGAAATTCAGCACAGGTTTCTGGTAGTGCGCCAAGGTCCGTGGTTATTAATAACTGACCCGCTGCCAATGATTCCATTGCAGATATACAAAATGTTTCTTCCCAAATACTAGGAAAACAATTTATATCATAGTCTTTTAACTTACTTACTAATTCATCATGTGGACAATAACCCATGTAATTAACATTAGGTAATGCTTTAGCTTTTTCATAAAGCTTTTCATATCCTTTATCGTTTTGGTTATGAAAAGATGAACCATATATAATAGTACTTGAATAAACATCTAAAGTAATATCGGGATCTTTTATCGCTTCCATTGTAGCTAAAGCAACTTCCAACCCTCTCCAAGGAGTTGAGATATAACACATTTTAACTTTTTCCTTAGGGGTAAAATCTGTTTTTAATTGCAACTCATCGTAATCAACTGCGTTTTTTATTACTGTACATTTATCTTCAGGTATTTTAAAAAAGTATCTATACTTCTCATAACTCCAATGTGAGTTAAATACATACCAGTCATATTTAGAATGGTTATTTTTATCTTGAAACCAGCCTTGTAAGTTAGGTTGATCGTATGAATTTTTTATCCAAAGTATATTTGACTTAACAGGATCTAAAGGTATTTTTTCTGGTATAGAAGTTGTAATTTGTACTGAATCAATTAAAGATTGAGGTACATATTTTTTTAAGTAATCGAATTGTATTTCAGTTCCACCATAGGGTTTCATAGTTTGGTTTTACCAAAAACCTGTAAAGATGCAACTGTTATTTTTTGATTAATTTGTAAATCTTCATTTGTAGTATCTGTATCATTATTTGCTACATCAGCATCAAATTCTTCTTTAGATACGTACTTCTTTTGAGTTCTTTTATTGATTACTTCTTCTTCAGCTTTAGCTGGAATAACCGGTACTTCTTCGCCATTTATAATTATAGTTTTTTGTGTCATTATGCTCTTCCTTGTTTGTTATACTTTTTATAACACCTTTTTTCATTTTTGTTAAGAGTCTTCTTATGACGTCTTGGACGCTTACGGGGTTTTGCTCTAGGTACGAATGAAGAAAAATTTTGTTTAGCCATTTTCCTGTGATCTATCTAATAAAGCATAACTTACAGCTCCTGTAACTTGATTAGCTGAGCCTGATTGTATTTTTAAAACATCATCAGCTTCCATATTTAAACTAGAACTCACCATGTTTATAAAACTTTTATTTAATTGAGCATGGCTTATTTCTACATTTGATCCGCCAGATTTTTGTAAGAAAGCATCTACATCAACATTGGAAGCAGCCTGATGACTTGCTTGAATAGTTTTTACAATAATAGTTGCATCTGCAGGACAAGTTAAAATTGTCGTGATATTAGTAGTAGTTAAATCAAATGTTTCGCTTTTGTATCTTATTGTCATGACATAAAGTAATTAAAGGAATCTTGTTCATTTTTCAAGTCCTGTTGATAAGAAGTATTTAATTGATTCTCAACAGTGGCTAATGCTTGGTTAATTTGTCTAAAGCCTTCTGGAGAATACTCAGGTTGTGGTTCTGGTATGTACACGTTTATCTTAGCCATTATCTTCTTCCATCTGGATTAACGTCTGCTCTAAAAGTTCCGAATCTCCAAGTCTCATTAATATTGTTATTTTGTATTTTTAAATTAGCTAGTCTACCTCTTGCTCTAGTGTCTATTTTTTCTGTTGTAGAGTTTATAGTAAAAGGCCCTAATTGGGAAGAAGCTCCTGTATCAATTGGAAAGTCTTTTAAAAATATTGTAACTACCGCATCCCCTTGTAAATTTTTAAAATCTGGCAGAAATCTACTTACTCTCATTAAATACTCACCATCACCACCCGTAGGTAAATCAAAATCTCCAGATTGAATATAAGCAGGTATTGGTGTCTCTGTTCCATCTAAAGCTATTTCATTATTACCAATCTCATGAGCAAAATATAAAGAAGAACCAAAAGTATTAGTTGCCCCACTTAAATTTGCAATTGTCGGTATGTCTGTTGAATTATATTCTGTAGCATAAGGTACATCATAAGTACTTGCATCCGCATAAGAACTTCTAGCTAAAGTCATTACAGACCAGTTGTTCTCTACATAATTATATACGACCGATCTATCGTTTTGAACTGCTGGGTTGCCTGAAGGAGTTCCTGCTGGATAAAACCAAACTATTTCATTAAATAAAGAATTATGTGAAGCATAGATAATTTCATTAGAAGAGTAATTAACTCCAACATTATCTCCTGTTGTTGTAAACACAAAGTCCTCAACAAGTGATGGAAGTAATTTAACTGTACCATCAAATACAAAAAAACCTCCGCCTGCACCCATCCAGAAAACTTTACCATCTGCATAAACAGCAGCATGCTGTCCAATACACCCACAGTTAGAGCCCACTTGTCTTATTGAGAAAGTAAAAGGGGGTCCTACAAACTGCATTTGATAAGCAGCTTGATCTGTTAAAATTAAGTTGTAATCTTTACCTGAAATAGCAGCTATAATTTTATTTCCTGTGTCCAATCTAAAAGTTCCTGCAGTATTAATTGAAGTAGGTTGATAAATATTATAATTTTCTTGATCACTAAATCTAATAAACATCGGGTCTTGG